ACGCTGATGCCTGCGCTGATAACGGCGCTGCCAACAATCATGCGGCCATACCCAATCGGAACGGGTTGACCTTGGGCGCTGGTGTTGACCGCACCGTTGAACACGTAGCTTGGCTGCTGCTCTTCCTGCGGCCCATTCGACTCCAGTTGAGGGGCCAGCATCTGTGCGACGCCACCCAACGCCAGCGACAATCCGACGCCGAATGTGACGCTCGCCAGTGTGGTGGTTCCGAAAAGTGTCACAGCTGCCAACCCTGGCACCAAGATGGCTGCGGCAATCAGGGTGGCGCCCAAAAGAATCTGGCCTATTTTGCCGCCAGCACCAGCAACGACGGGCACAATGGTGATGCGACGGCTGGCAGGATTGTGCAGCTCGTGTTCGCTTACTTCATCGCGCATATTCAGCACGCGGTAACCGACGCTTCGGTCAGAAGATGCAGAAACAAATGCGGCAAAATCCTTAAAGTTTGCGCACAGGGCGCGCACCGCTTCGGCCGGTGACTTGACGTCCAGCAGATGTTTGCGGCCGTAGCGCTTGCCGAGTTCACCCAACAGAATAATGGTTTTCATGTCTCAGCACGTGCGTTGTTCGTTGACGCCAGAAGTCGCCGTAAATGTCGCGGCACGACAGCCTGCTCTGGACGTGGTGGATGATCCTATTATCGCCCAGGTACACAGCTCCGTGGTTGGTCACAGGGCTAATCACGCGCATCAAAACACCGTCTCCAGGGCGAATATCGCTGGGGTCTATATCGATGAAGCCGGCCTCTCGGAAGTGCTCGACGTAGAGGTTCTCACCACGCAGCCACCATTCATCGCGGCGGGTGAAGTCTGGCAGCGCTATGCCGCACTCCTTGGCGTACCAGTCTCGGATCAGGCTGTAGCAGTCCAGCACGCCATGGGACCATTCGCGGCCCACCAGAGGCGCCTGGTAGCCGGTTGGCTCCATGTAGTGCCATTGTCCGCTTGGGACGCTCACAATGTGCCACGGAAGCCCGCTGGCTTCGCAGCTGACCTGATCGGCTTGTGATGGTGTGCAGGGCAGACTTGGGTGGCTGTGAACCACTGCTACGATGTCGCCAGACAGCTCCGCGGCCAGATAGTCGTGCGGGTCCAGGATAAACTGATCAGTTCCCACAGCCAGATTTCTGGCGGGCCAGTAGCGTTCGCGCCCCTTAACAATGACCAGCAATCCGCACGCTTCGCGCGGCATAGCCTCCACAGCGTGCTGCTTGGCTGCCTCGCGCCTGTTCATCGGGTAAGTCCGGCAGCTGGGAAGCTGCCAAACGGCAGCGGGTTGTTTTCGCCAAAGCGCGCTTTGCAGCTGGATAGTCGCTTTCCGCAAACGTCCAGGCCGGAACTTCCAACAGGCGCGTCATTGGAGTCGAAATAGTTGGTGCCGGTGTATCCGCACTCTTCTCCTCGATATCGCCAAACACATACGTTTTGGATGATCTGGCGGCGCGGCAGCTGCACGCCAGCAACATCGAAAGCTGCCGCCAATTCGAATTCCACTATGTCGCGCGTTTCCGTTACCTTGCGGTCGATGAAGAACACGTCGTCCGGGAATTCTGCCAATGCATCAGCGGTTGGATTGGTGCCGCCTGGGTAGTTCACCGCGTCGAGATATTTGACCAGGGTGCGCTTGCGGGTGATCTTGGCGCCCAGCAAGTCGTCGTAGGTCAGCACCAGCAGCGTGATGGCGCCGGTGACGTTGGCCACCTGCAGCTTGGGCCGAGGTAGTTGCCCATTGCCGGATATGTCGAATCCAGACGCATTGATCGGGAACGCTGTGTATGTGTTTCCATTCCACACCAGGTTCTGACGCAGGCCGTTGGTGCCTGCATGAAACCGCAGCAGATCACCACCGAATTCGGTGGCGTCCATTTCAAACAGTTCGATGATGGCGCTGGGCTCCAGCTTCTGGATTTCGCTGGTTATTGCCCCACTGTTTGTTTGGATTGCTGCGATGAATAAAAGCATGGATTACCTCTTGCCGCGCTTTACTGCAGCCGGTGATACCAGAAATGGCCTGATTGGGTTTCGTGTATGGTTTTGCAGCATATTACGCGGCAGTGAAGCTGCTGTTTAGCATAAACGCGCCCTGGATTGTCGCGCCGTTTACATAGACCACGCGGTGGTAGCGCGTCATCACTGGGACGGAAAGATAGATCACACTGTTGGCTGCGACTGCTGTGTCTGCTGACGCTCTGCGCCACGTCACGTTATCGTTTGAACACTCAATTCGCAAAGTCCCTGCCTGGTCAGAGAATGCTGACGCATTGAAGGCGCTGTAACGGTGAACGGTGCCTGCAGCCACAGCAACATCTCGCGCTGTTCCAGTGACCGTGGCGTTTGCTGCCTGCGCTGTGACGCTATCGTTATAAAACACATTGTTCTGCGCCACTGCGTTTGCAGTAACAGTTCCGCCAATGGTGGAATTCATTGGTGGTTCAAATGCTAACGCTACGGGCAGCAGGCGGATCGTCGCTGTTCCGCTTGTGTAAGCAGAACACCGAACGCGAAAGCGTGTCCATCCCGCAATGTTGGCTCGGTAGGCTTCCAGTGTTGTGCCTGTAAGCGCACGTGATAGCTCCCCCGTGCCGCTGGATGCTCGGCTCATCAGCAATGAATACCAGTCCGTGCCATTGACTGAGGCCTCAAATGCAATAGATCCAGAAAAAGTACCACTGATAGTGACAAGCATGCCATCTGCGTCCACCATTTCGGTGATAGAGACGGACTGACCGTTAGCGGCCAAAGTGCCTGAAACCTCAGTCCATGGGTTTGTTGGAACCATGGCTTGTACATGAACAACATCTGCGCCGTCGTTGCGCGTGTAGGTGTCAACCTTAGAATTCTGAAGGATTGGTGGCAGTGGAATGTTTGACATTGTGTCCTCGTTTAAGGTTCAAAGACTTGCTTGAATTGGGCAGACACGGTGTTCAGATTGAATTTTACGGTCTGCACTGACCACTCGCCGCACACCACGCGGATCGCCGTTGCCTCGTTTGGCGGAGTCCAGTCGAATGCCTCGACGCCAGATCGCGTGGCCAGAAAAGATTTTATTGCGGCCGTCTCGCTGTTGTCGCGGTTCTGCCACTGCAGCGACCAGACTTGCGGCTGGGTGTTGATGCCGTCAGCCTGCCGCTGCTGGTAGCCGTCACCAAATGAAACAGCGCGCACGCGGGGTTTGATTTGGACTTGTGCGCCGAAGTCTGGTGTGTAGGTAAATATCGCCATGGTTATGCTGCCAGCAGGCCGCCAGGCCGCTTCTGGTTGATTAGTTCCTGCCTGACTGCGCCGGCAATGGCTCGGCCTAGTTCTCCTGCGCCTTGGTTGCTCTTGACCTGCTCTCCGCCGTTTTCGACGCTGACGTTAACGGTGACGTTGTTGCCTACTCCAGCACCGCCTTGCATGGTCACAGGGATTGTTCGACCGTCTGGAAGTGGCACATAAGCCTCTGGCAAACGTCCCTCACCGAACAGCGCCATCTGCGGACTGTTTGCGATGCCTCCGTTGGCGTAGGCGTTTAGCGGGACAGATCCACGGCTGGTCATAATTCCGCCGTTGGCGAACCCGGTTGGTATCGGGGTGGCAACTGCAACTGGCGCCGCGCTCATTCCAAACATACCGCCGAACATACCCATCAGCGGCCTCATGATGGAGGCCTGGATGGCCATGCGCGCCATGTCCTGCAAGATGCTTGTCGCCAGGCTCTTGAAATCCAGTTTTCCAGTCATCACGAAGCTCACCAAAGCATCTTCCATCCCCTTGAATGCGTTGGTGAACGCTTGCTCAGTGGCGCCGGCCACATCTTCCAGATCGGCAATGTAGGACCGGATCGCGGACTTTGCTCCGGCGCCAAAAGTCTTTGCCTCAGCCGCCTGCATATCAGCCAATGCTCTGGATGCTGCGTAGATAGCGTCGGCAATCCGAGTGTACTCATCGCGGCCTGCTGCCGTCATCTCACGAGTGGCCTGCTGTACCTGCAGCTGGTGCTCCAACTCGGCTCGACGGGCTTCATATGCGGCCGTGGTCATATTGACCGACTCGCCCTCCAGCTCAAGCATCTTGATTGCCACATCGGCGTTGGCGCGGAAGTCATCGTTTGACTTGTCTTCCTGCTCACGCTTCTGGCGAAGTTGCTCGGATTCTTGCTCGCGACGCTTCTTCATTTCCTTCTGGGCGTCAGCCAATGTCTTGGTCCGCTCCAGTTCGTTTGCTAAACCAAGCAGCACCTCGCGCTGTGATGCTGTGATCACTTTGTATTTGTCGGTGCTCAGCAGGCCGAGTAACTTTTCTGCCTCGGACAGCTCGCCGACCTTGGCGATCTGCTCCTGAAGGCCCTGCTTGAGTCGTTCGTACTCTGGTTCCTTGCGCTCCTTGACTTCCTTGCCCAGGCTTAAATCCAGGTCGCGCTTTTTGATCTTTGGCTTGCTGTCCTCAACCTCTTGATTGATCTTCTCAAGTTGCGCTTTGACTGCGTTGAAGAACAGGCTTCCATCCATGTTCCACAGCGTTTTGAAGCGTTCGTTTGACGCCGCCACAGTGGCGTTCCGCCTCTCTAATGCATCATCAAGAATCT